ATTCTAGAATCCTTCAACCGGTTGCCAAGCTTCACAGTGTGAAACCTGTCAATCGGTATCCTGAAGACCTCTTCACAGTACGTCCCCCAGTCTTGGGTGACGAATGTGTCGAGTTCCGAGATTTTGTAGCCCAGCATTGCTGCTGCGCAACAGAACTCGTCAAAGTATTTTTGTCTGTACGGGCCCGCCGCGATGATGTTACCATCGTCGCCGTTCCCAGTACCTACGGTAATGACTCTACGGCCGATTTTGAGCTTCGCGTACCGATCGCAGATCGGGTGCGCAAGCGAAAGATTTGTCTTGGTTAGGGGGTCTCCCATTGGGATCCCCCTAACCATTGTGCCGACCTTGACTTTGTTCATGTATAGGTCTTTTGGACCTACCCATGTCCTCAGAATCACTTGAATTGTCTCCTCATCGAGTCCAATCTTTCGCAAGATTGGTCCCATGACGGCGACACCTGAAGCATGAGACGGGTTGTCCGTTGCTTTCGTCCAATCGAACGAGAGCATCGAGACATCGTCTTCGAAGAGGATCTCGCCCCTCACGGGATCGAGACCTTCTATCGACTGAATGAATTCCCAACCTAGCCTCCCGGCCTGAAAGCCGGCAGACAAGATGGGGTTTGATTTAGCCATCTCAATAGTTAAATGAGAAAAGGGTTGTAACAACACGTCCTTGTAAAAGGATCCTGATGTCACGACCCTGCACTTTCCATTCTCGCGAATACCGGCGACGTTGACGTTGAACACGTCAGGGTCACCGGCCTTCGCTTTCCGATATGCCATCCACCAAAGTGGAGTTCCTATTGAGCCCCCCCCGTTATCCGGGGACGGTTCATCAGGGACTGGTAATATGGTCTTGGCAATTAGGCTACGCAGGTAGCCAAACTTGCCTTCCTGTTTCCTGGATGATTCCCGACAAGCAGAAGTCGACATCGACGCACGAAAGTGCGGACTTTGACCTTCTGCGTTATTGACAATCTCGGTTGTCACTTCTTCAATTGCTTGAAGAAGTGTTTCATCCGGGTTGAACTCGATCGGTTGCGTGACTGTCTCAATGAAGTTTGAAACAGTCTCCGCAACCATTTTGTTGTCAGCAAGACCAGTTGACCGTGTCTGCGCGAAAGTGCAGACACGGAACATCTTCTCCTTGCTATTACGAGCAAACAGTTCTGTGTTGTACTGATAGATTATCGGTACAACCCAGGACATGTGACGATACCCCTTGTGGTCCATTCTCTCCTTGCGGAAAGCGTGGTATCTCAGGGACTTTCTGAATTCCTTGATCTCCTTAACCACCTTTGAGTAGTTAAGCAGACAAGAACTAATGATCGAATTGCTGATTTGATCCGTGACCGCGTATGCGGACTCGTTCTCTTCAGTCATCAGAACTTCGGGGAAGCTTACAAGTAGC